TATTACAAAGGAGTAATATTATGGCAAATCAACAAGGCAACTTTGGATTTCGTCCAGTGCTAATGATGGGTTCCGCTTATAACGGACAAGGTCAACAACAGATGACCATCGCTAGTAACGAAACGAATTCCATTTTTATGGGAGATCCTGTCGTGCTAAACGCAAACGGATCAATCTCTCGTGGATCATCTGCCGGTGCTGAGCTTGTTGGTATTTTTAATGGTTGTTTCTACACAGACCCAACATCACAAAAACCAACATTTTCAAACCACTATCCAGGTGCGATTGTAGCTGACGATATAGTTGCAAACGTAATCAGTGATCCTGATGTCATTTTCGAAGTCAAAGTAGATGACGCAAATGGCGGACGAGCACAAGTTGGTTCAACAGCTAACATCGCAACATATGCCACAGGATCTACCAAATCAGGTATTTCAGGCGTAGCATTAGATGGTAGTACATTTGCAACCAGCAACGCTTCCAACTTCGCTGTGTATGATCTTTCAACAGATCCTGATAACAGCGACTACACTGTAGCTAACGCTAACATTCTTGTTAGAATTAATAAGCATCAGTACACAGATACAACAGGAGTATAGACCATGGCGATATCTAGAAGTCAACTCGTTAAAGAGTTAGAACCAGGTCTAAACGCACTGTTTGGCTTGGAATATGCAAGATATGAGAATGAACACGCAGAAATCTTTGACAGCGAAACTTCAGACAGAGCGTTTGAAGAAGAGGTAATGTTATCAGGTTTCGGTTCTGCCCCAACTAAAGCAGAGGGTTCAGGCATATCTTTTGACACAGCGGTTGAAGCTTACACTTCACGCTACACACACGAAACAATTGCATTAGGTTTTGCAATAACAGAAGAGGCAATTGAAGATAATCTTTATGATCAGCTTTCTTCTCGTTACACAAAAGCTCTTGCAAGATCAATGGCAAACACAAAGCAAGTAAAAGCTTCTGATGTTTTAAACACAGCTTTTGCTGGTGCAGGTGCCGCAGGAACTAATCCTGGTGGTGACGGTGTATCACTTATCAATACACAACACCCATTAGCACAAGGTGGTCTTTTATCAAACAGATTAGCAACAGATGCTGATCTTAATGAAACATCACTTGAGCAATCTTTGATTGACATTGCTGCATTCGTGGATGAGCGTGGTCTTAAAATAGCCACTCAAGGTAGAAAACTTATAATTCCAAAAGAATTACAGTTTACTGCTGACAGATTAATGGCTTCAGCTTTAAGAACAGGCACTGCTGACAATGACATTAACGCAATTAGAAACATGGGAATGATTCCTGAAGGTTATGTGGTAAACCACTTCTTAACTGACGTGAACGCATTCTTCATTAAAACTGATGCACCTAATGGCTTGAAAATGTTCACAAGAACTGCACTATCCACAAATATGGAAGGTGATTTTGATACAGGTAACGTAAGATACAAAGCTAGAGAGAGATACTCATTCGGTTTCTCAGATCCTAGAGGTATTTTCGGAACTTCAGGCGCTTAATAAATAATAAAAATTAAAGGGGCGTATGTCTTTGACTGCGCCCTTTTTTTATGTCAAAATATAATTTTATTAACCCTATGACCCTTCGGGGACTATTTACAAAAAGGAGATAGACATGGGAACAACTACATTTTCAGGTCCGATAAAAGCGGGCTCTGTAAGAGAAGGAGCTAGTGCTAATACTGGTTTCGCAGTTATGGCACAATCTGCTGTAATAGATATTATTGGAGCGGATAACACAACTGATGTTGCAATAGTACCTGCAAATTCACAAATCATAGACGTAATACTTAATGTAACAACTGTATCTAACGATTCAGGTACTGCTGTTGTAAACGTTGGTACAGCGGCTGACCCAGACGCATTTTTAAATGATGTAAACGTGAAAGCTTTAGCTACAACAAGAGGCACATTAGACACAGAAGCAACAGACATTGGTGCATCTGATGTAACAATTCAAGCAGCTTTTGATGGTGGAAGTGCTGATGGCACAACTGGAGCCGCAACTGTTACTGTTTTGTATATACAAAACAATAATTTATCATAGGAGTAAATCATGTTTGCAGTAAAAACAGTTAAGAGAACTAGTACAGGAACTGTTTTTAGTGGTCCTGCTAGAGTATTAAGCATACACGCAATCGCAGGGGGTAGTGCTGGATCCATAGTCATGAAAGATGGTGGAGCAAGTGGAACTACTTTGATTGATTTAGATACTCCAGCCTCATCAACAGAGGGTATTGTCAATCCTTCTTTTACAGATGAGGGAGTTAGATTTACTTCAGACGTTCATGTAACTCTAACAAATGTTACTTCAATTACAGTAATATTTGGATAATGGCAGATAAACAGCCACCAAAAACTAAAAAATATTTCCGCTCCACAAAAAGTGGGGCGGGAATGACTAAAGCTGGTGTCGCAAGATATAGAAAAGACAATCCTGGATCAAAGTTAAAAACTGCTGTCACTGGTAAAGTTAAACCCGGTAGTAAGGCAGCAAAAAGAAGAAAATCTTTCTGCGCTAGATCTGCTGGACAAATGAAAAAATTTCCAAAGGCCGCTAAAGATCCTAACTCAAGATTAAGGCAGGCCAGAAAACGATGGAGGTGTTAAATGTTTAAGGCTTATTTTTATTTATTCTGTGCATTTATGACAGTTATCTTTATGTTTTTATCCATGCAAAATTCATTGGCTGAGACCAACACCGTGTCCAGCACGGTGGTTAACAATACGCCACCTACAGCAAATGCACCATCTATAATTAATTCTAACAGCGATATATGTAAAGTCGGTGTTGGCGCAAGTGTGCAAAATAATATTGTAGGCCTTGCAACAGGCGTAGTTATAGACGATGAGCTGTGTCAAAAATTAAAGTTATCTAGAAGTTTGTATGGTTTTGGTATGAAAGTAGCTGCTGTGTCAGTGCTTTGTCAAGATCCAAGAGTCTGGGATGCAATGACTGATGCCGGCACCCCATGCCCTGCACGTGGAGCTATTGGAGCCGAAGCAGAGACATACTGGACAGACAATCCCGATCAAATTCCTGACGGTAGTAAATATAAGCCAGAGTACGTTCAAACAAAAATACAAGCAACAACACCAGACGGAGGGCAAATTGATTTACCACTTTTTCAAGTTCTTTTTCTTATTAGCACTGGTTTTCTCTTATTCTAGAGCAGACGTTTGTTTGCCTGATACTGAAGGTCTTTGCACTCCTGGGGTTACAATTACAGAAGATGTACAAGTAGATATAACTGAAGAGGATTTAGGAACAGAGATAGTTACAACTACTACAACCACAACTACAACCACCACACAAACTGTTACAAACGAAAGCTCAACGGACATATTAGATAGTTCTAACGGGTATGTAGGATCTAGTGATGATGGTAACATGAATATTGATTGGGGCGGTCAAGGACCCGCTTCTATGCCAACTGGTAATACCTGTGGTGAGTTAGGGTCAGATAGATGTGCACAAATTACTGGGTCAGGCAATAACACCTCTACAATGGGTGTCGACGGCATGGGTACAACTTTTATAATTAACAACATAGATATATCTGATCTACAAATAGATAGAGGGGGTGAGGTAAAATACTCAATTGAAGTAGATAAACGTGACGCTCAAGACAGAATATATATGCATATTACAGGTCGTGATGGACTTAATACAGTTTTTTCAGGGACTGATGTGTTATCTGAGTCTGGCATTGCATCAGGCTACCAATCATATACAGGAGGTTTTGATTTTAGTGGTTCTTTAAGTAGTATAACTGTTGAAGTAGGTGGCAGAGATATTAATCTTGCGATAGGACCCCTATTTGATGATGTTTCTGTTAATGTATTTTACAATGTAATTAACACCGTCATTACTCAACATATAACTACTTTAGAAGAAATATATTATTTAAATTTATTTGATCCTGTTGAGATGGACTTTGTAGAAGAGGTCTTTGAATACAATGATATTATCGTCGAAGACGGTTTTGTAGACTTTGTGCCTATCGAACCAGAGATGGAAGAAATATCTTACGAGACTGTGGAATTAGAAATACAGTTTGAAATGGATTTTGATATGGACTTTGCACCTCCACCCCCTACGGAGTTTGCACCAATGCCAGAGCTTGTAGCAGTAGAAATGCCTGTCAATGTAGAGACAGTCACCCTAGAGATTGAAATGGAGATGGAGTTGGATTTACCTCCGCCTGAAATGATAGCCTCTGTCGAGGAAATACCACCTCCTATGGAAGATATGCCTCCTCCACCAGAAATGGAAGAAACACCACCACCCATGGAATCAGAAGTAGAACCAATAGAAATTGAAACAGAAGAAGCTCCGCCACCTATGGAAGAAACAAAAGAAGAAGTGCCTGTAGAAGAAACAGAACCTGAACCTGTAGAAGAAGAGACTAACGAAAAACCTCAAGAAGAATCACAGGAACCAGAACCAGAAGAACAGCCAGAACCACAAAAAGAAAAAGATCAAGAAGAAGAGCAAGAACCAGATAAACCATCAAAGCCTAAGGTATCAGAGAAAGAAAAAGCTGCCACAAAAATTGTAAAGAAGATTGATGATAAAGCTAGATATGATGATGCTGCACAAATGAAAACATTAATAGTCATGCAGATATTAGGTAATACTAAAACATTCTTTGACACTCAGTCTATTATTGTTGATACAAACGTTAATGAATATTTAAACAAGACAATAGAAGATGAGTATGGTATTTTGTTTAATATGGCACAAGATCAAACAATGAATGACATGGTAAACTCACAATGGCAGAAGTAAATGTAGATC